TCTTTCTTCGGGTGTAATTTGAGGCATATTTTGTTGTTGAGTATTTCCCACATTTTGACTTCCATTATTAATATCATTAATAATTGAATCAACCATTGAATTTTCTTGATCATTTAAATCATCATTTAAATTTTGCATTAATGAGTCAATTTGTGTTCCAGCCATTTTTGAATACATATTATTTTTTTTTCATATATATTAAACGTGATTATTAAATATCAACAATACATGGTTCAAATAAACATTGATTGGATATAAAATATCCAATATAAATACCAATTATAATTGTTATAATACTTTTCATACACAAAATTACATTATTCATTTATATTACTTGATTATTTTTTTTTTTAGAATTATATTATTATCACTTGTAATAAATAAATATCCAATTGTTATTCCAATTGTTAAAAATAATAATTTAATATTATCAATCATTTATATTATATTATATTATTTATTTTCAAAAAAATCAGCATCAATAGGAATAGGCTCATCTGATGAATAATAATCAATTAAATATAAATAAGTATTTTTTGTATAACCCCTTAAAGAAGGACTATATGAATCCATCATTTTATCATTTATAGCATGATACATTTTAGGACAATTCATATATGATTCTTTAAAATTTGAAAAAGTATATAAACATATACTCAATATTAACAGTAAACATAATTCTTTCATATTTATATAAAATATAATAAATTATAATCATGGAATGTTCAAATATGGATTTAATCTTGGATTTAATGCCAGAAGAAAATATAGCCTTTGATGTAATTGAAAGTGGAAAAACAAATGAATATTACCAGGGTCAAGCAGAACATATCTTAAAACATATTGATACAAATGAACATTATTTTCATTTCATATCAACTATCTTAAAAAATTATCATATATTATCAGATGAACAAAAACAAAAAATTATTAAACAATTAAATATTCCTCCTGTAATCAAAGAAAAAATTGTTATTAAAGAAAAAATTGTTTATAAACAAGCAAAAAAAGTTAACTTAAATACATATGATGATTATTAATTATCTTCTTCATCTGATATCAACATAAAATCTGTTAGGGGTTTTGTAATTCTCCGTTTCTTTTTTTTAGATTGATCAACTCTTTCTTTTAATACTTGTAAATTACCAGGTTGTTTATAATATTCCAAATCTTTCGAAAATTTTAAAATATCTACAACCATACTTGACCACCATCCTTTATCTCTTTTAACCAATGTCGTTTCATATCTTATAATTTTCCACCATTTAATTTCATGAATATTTTCTTGATCTTGTTTTGTAATCCATTCCTGATACCATTCATTTGATTGATTAAATGGACAATATACATAAGATAATTTTTCATCTTTTTTATAAGTTATCGTGACACCTTTTGGATAATTTAAATGTGTACGATAATCAACATTTGTATTATCATTTTCATTAATAAATATATCTTTACAATATTCTTCATATGATTCATATTCTTCTAATTTAACCTGAAAGAAATCACATTCATCTAAATCACATACTTCCAATTGTCCCTGCATCTGCATCCAATAATGTTCGGGAACCGATTTTGTAAATTTCCGTTTCGGAGGACACTTTATTTCAACCATTCTTGAAACATAATCATCATTTCCTTTATCACATATTCCATCGGGTGAAGCACCAAAACATGCGAATTCGGGATGAGGAACTAATCCAAAATCTAATACTTTTACATTATATAGTTCTTCATAAAATTGAATCGCCACATCTTCATATTTTATACCGTGTTCTGTAATAGGATTCGGTTCAAATGGTTTTTGAACAATTTTATCATGAATTAATTCATCTCGCGATGTAAAATGACATTTATCCAAAGCAGATGCCAATGAGCTAGCCGTTAGACACTTTTTCCTTAGAGCATACCATTCAGGTGATCGTTGCTCAGGTAATTCTAATTGTTTTAATTTTTCTAGTTTTATCTCTCTTATATTAATATGTTTTTTTCGTTCTAAATATTTATCTACTAAATGTTTAATCACATATTTTTGTGATGTATTTTCAACTGTATATATATTATATAATTCATTAATTATATAATTATAATTATCATACAAACTATCTACTGTATCATAATTATAGTTAAGATATTCATTGATATCATTTATATTTATATCCATCGTCTATAGCTTATATATTATGATAGTTAATGTTTTAAATATTAAAATTATCAAATTTGAAATAATTATAGTAATTATTTAATACTAATTACGATTAAGTATATTAACAAAATGAATAAATGTTGCTGTATTTGTGAAAAAAATATGAATGAAGAAAAGAAACCATGGATGATATTAAACCATGAATATAATAATCAGAAGGTAACCTATTGCTGTTCTTATATTTGTAGTAAACGTATCGAACATGTGGTTGGAAAGTATTATTCCCATAAAGTTATCAATAAAGAAGATTTTAATATGTTATTCCCGATTCTCAATGATAAAAACGAAACTGATAATTTTAATCTGGATATTGATTATGAAACAATACAAGATGAAATTGATGAAGAAGAACGAATTTTTAAAATGGAAGAAGAATTTTATGATTCATGTGATGGATATTCAAGTGAGGAATTTTATGAATAATATTTTATTAGTTTACATTATAAAATGAATGAATTACAAGGTAATGATTGTTATCGTGTTCTTGATAATGAACAATTAATTCTTTTTTATTTTACAGCTAGTTGGTGTGGTCCCTGTCAAAAAATATATCCTCATATATTAGAGATTATAAAACAAATTGACTCAAATAAATTACAAATTTATAAAATTGATATTGATCATGATGATAATCAAGAATTATGTGAAAAATGTCAAATAAAATCTGTGCCAACTTTTTTATTATTTAAAAAAAGAGATTGTATCGGGCAATGTAAAGGGGCAAATATACAAAATGTAATTAAATTATTAAATAATCATTTATCATAAAATAAATATAATTAAAGATTTATTACGAATTATATAGTAAAATGTCAGAAGAAAAAACTATAGAAAAACTGTCCTTTGATGATCTCAATTTAAAGGAAAACCTTTTAAGGGGTATTTATTCTTATGGATTTGAAAATCCATCACAAATTCAATATAAATCAGTTCCTCATTTATCGAATGGAAAAGATTTAATCGCACAAGCACAATCTGGTACAGGAAAAACAGGTGCTTTTTCCATTGGTTGTTTAAATAAAATTAATGAAGAAGAAAAAAGCACACAAATGATTATTATCAGTCCGACTCATGAATTAGTTAATCAAACATATAATGTTATTCATGAACTTAGTAAATATATGGATGTATCTATTATGAAAGTCATGGGTGGAACAAGTGTTTATGAATGTCAAAGAGAACTTTCAAAATCTCCTCAAATTATTGTAGGTTCACCTGGAAGAGTCTTAGATATGATTCAGAAACAATGTTTATTTACAGATAAAGTTAAAACATTAGTATTTGATGAAGCAGATGAAATATTATCATATGGGTTTAAAGATACTATTTACAATATTATTCAATTTATTTCTAAAGATACACAAATATGTTTATTCAGTGCAACAATGCCACCTGAAATCCTCGAATTAAGTAATAGTTTTTTAAGAGAACCTGAACAAGTTCTTGTTAATAAAGAAGAATTAACCCTCGAGGGTATTGTTCAATTTTATGTAAATATTAAATTTGATGATTGGAAATATGATGTATTAACCGATCTATATGATACAATTAATATTTCTCAATGTATTATTTATGTAAATTATAAAAATAAATTAATGAAAATTTATAATGAACTCATGAAAGATAATTTCCCGGTTGGATATATCCATGGTGAATTATCCTCACAGGAAAGATCAAACACAATGAATGAATTTAAAAGTGGTAAAACACGAATTTTGTTAACAACTGATTTACTATCTCGAGGAATTGATATTCAACAATTATCATTAGTTATTAATTATGATATCCCAAAATCAAAAGAAACATATATTCATCGTATTGGACGAAGTGGGCGTTATGGACGCAAAGGTGTCGCTATTAATTTAATTACAGATAATGATGTTCCTCATATGAAAGAAATTGAATCATTTTATGAAACAGAAGTTAAGGAAATGCCTCAAAATATTGCTGATTTTTTAAGTGTTTAACCCGTTTCGAATTTAAAATGACTCTATTTTAATTTCATTCCTATACCAATTCCAAAAAAAAACAATGCCCAAGTTTCATGATTATTTATATCTTTTATTTGTACAAATTTATCCAAAATACTAAATCCTTTATCTTTCCTATGTTTTTTGTAATGATGTAAAATTATTAAAATACCAATATAAAATGGAATATTTCCTATTTGTTTTTTCATTTATATAATATTAGAAAATAAATAGGTCCATTTTAAATACGAAAAGGGTTAAATGAATTTAATTATATATATATATATAATAATTAGAAGTATTTAAAAATAATAATGCGTATATATGATAATATTAATTTTTTTTGTAATATTAAATGGATAATTTAAATTTAGATTTTGATAATGAACAACGAAAAATAAATTTAGATGAAATAAATACGGATACGGTTCTTAATATAAAACAAGATACAACTATGATGGGTGTTGAACTATTAGCGAATACTAAAAATAGTTCTATGAATTCAGAACCATCATTAAATGTTGTAAATGATATCACTGGAGGTAATTCAAGTAATGAAAATACACCTAAAATAAATAAAGAAGAACATAATTTTTTTGATGAAAGTACAAAACCCATTAATATTTCCATGGATGATATACCTCAACAAGCACCACAAGAAGATCCATTATTAAATTCAACAAAAGGTGCTGAAAGTGGTGAATTCAAATCAATTCATCAAATGAATGCTCAAGAAATTAAAAATGAAAAGATTGATTTAATTTATAAGTTTAAGAAACTTGAAGGTCAAGGTATCCGGACAACAATGAATTATAATATGAATTCACAACTGGAAGACATGAGAAATGAATATATTAAATTAAAAAAACAACGTGAAGTTGATAATTCGATTAAGTTTCAAAGAAAAGCAATGATGGCTTTAATTACAGGTGTTGAATATTTAAATGGTCGTTTTGATCCATTTGATATTAAACTTGATGGTTGGTCTGAATCAATCAATGAAAACATTACTGATTATGATGAAGTTTTTGAAGAATTAGCTGAAAAATATGGTGGTAAATCTGAGATGGCCCCCGAATTAAAATTATTAATGATGGTCGGTGGAAGTGCTTTTATGTTTCATTTAACTAATACGATGTTTAAATCATCCATTCCTGGAATGGATGATATTATGAGACAAAATCCAGATTTAATGAAACAATTTGCTCAGGCAGCGGTTGGATCTATTGGAAAACAAGTTCCTCCTCAACAAAATAATATGGGGTCAATGCCTCAACAAAGACAAGGTCCTCCACCCATGAGACAAGATATTCCTCAACCATCCTCTCGAATGGATATGTCGGGTCCAGGTGGTATTGATGAATTAATTCATCAAATGAATTTACAACCGAATAATATTCCTGATTTGGATAATATTTCTTTAATGAGTGGTGATACAGGGAGATTAAGTAATCAAAGTGGAAGAGGTGGGATTACTTTGAATTTATAATTTATTTTTAACATCTTGTAAAATTTCAATTGCATCTTGTAATTTTTTATCATTATTTACTTTTTCATCAATAACTTCATCATTATTTTCTTCTCTGGGTATTAATGATAAATCACTATTTTCATTAAATAATTCAGATATTAATAATACAAACATAACGGTTAAAACAAATGAAGATATAATATCTCTTGTTGCCATGAAAAATACACCAAAAATAAATAATCTTCGTAATAATTTATTATTAATCATTTTTTTTTGTGAATCACTTAATTCTGTTATAATAAATCTAGATCCTAAATTAACAGCGATCATCATCGTTCCAATAAAGTATTTACTTTCATTTAAATTTCCTGTTAAATTTGTAATTGAATTTAATAATGACATGTATATAAATACAATTTATAAAAATATTAAAAAAAAAATAATTATTTTAAAATTTATTAAGGGCCACCGCTCAGGGACATAATGGACCAACACAGTTAACAAACTGCCTGGTTGGATTGGGTTGCTCCTTGTTAGGGGGGTGCTGGATAGTAACAGCCTGTGGTTCATCCGGCTGTATGATGGCCCCAGTAAGAGGATCACCGATTAAATTCTGCTGAAAATCTCCAAAGCCTTAATGTGAGCCATCATTGTTTTTGCAATTATCGTTCCACCAATCTGGGTTATTAATATTGAAAATTGTCGCACGCGTTTCGTCGTTACTATATTTATCATAGATCTTTTGTTGGATGGGTCCGGGTAAACTTGCCATACAATCAGACCATGTATTAAGAGAACCACAAGCGCTGTGATTCTGCTCAACCCAGTTACTATTATCTTGACATTCCTCCTTTCCAGATCCAGCGTCAACAACAACATCTACAGCCCAACCTTCAACAGATTTACATCGGCATAAGCTGCTCCAGGATGTTCGAAAGAAATAACCAAGTAAAAACGCGATTAAACAATAAACCATTGTTTCATTTCTAACTTTCATTCCCATAACGTCCATATTTTATATATATATATATATTTTTTTTTGAGATTTATTAATTATAATAAAAAAGAAAAACTTTTTTCTTCTTTTAATTGGTTTTCTAGATTATCTAAAAATATTAAAAAATCCATCTAAAAAGCCATACTGTTTCTTTTCAATCATTTCATGAGAAGGCTCTATTTTATCATCGGATGTTTCAGTATCTATTTCCATATCTGTTCCCATATCTGTTTCTATGTCTGTTTCTATGTCTGTTTCCATATCTGTTTTCATGTCTGTTTCTATTTCTGTTTTCATGTCTGTTTCTATTTCTGTTTTCATGTCTGTTTTAGTTGAATTTAATATTTTATCACATAATTCACCACCTAAATAATCTTTTGAAAGTAATTCCTCCATGTCTGGTTCCTTTTTAATTGATTCATCATTTTTAATTATTTCACAAAGTATTTGTTTATTTTTTTCAGTTATTTCTTCAACTGATCCCGCAAATAAATCTCCACGAGTATCAAATACACATTTCATAGCCCCCCTGCAGCGTGAGTTTTTATAAAAATCGTCGTTAATGATGATTTTTTCTCCAGCCGAAAATGAATCACATTTTTCAGATTCAGGCATGTCAACCTGTTCTTTTTTCATAATTCGATAACAAGCATTCAACCGTGGGTTTTTTGTTCCGTTATTAATTGTATAATTTGGCTCATTATATAATAAGGAATTTACTAAACCCTGTGAACATTTTTTTTTTTTTAGATCATCACTACCTTCTACAAAATCATGACATTCTTTATATCCACTAAAGTTATTTTCATACTGTTTCGGAGATGAAAATCCTTCTAATTTTTTCTCTGAATACACCCTATTAAATTTAATATCTTTATCAATAAATTTTTTTATCGCTAATTTATGTAATTCACCTGATGAATCAAAATTCGAGTTTTTACATTCTATCATCCACGGACAAAACATGACAGAATCATCAACAAATCCTAACTCGCCACAATATTTCTTTAAATTAGGAAGTCCTTCATTACACAATTTATTAATATCTTTCTTTTTTTCTTTAAATTCATTATATATGAAATGATCTTCACAATTATGTCTATTATATCCATCTTCCACACAATGATTTATTCCTTTAATATTATTTGGATAATCTTTAAAAGAATCTGCGACGAAATTTTCACGTAATCCACATGAATGATTATTTTTTAATATATTTTTAAAAATATATCCTATAAAAAAGGATAGTAAACACAATATAATAAATTCTTTATTCATTAAATCCATTTATAATATATATATATATATTTATTTATTTATTTATTTGTTTCAAAAAAAAATATATTAATTATATTAATCATATATATGTCAAATTGGGGATGTTCATTGGATGATGCTTATAGTCAACAAACAATTAAAGTGAAAAAAAAGAAAAAATCAAAAATGATATCGCCAGATAAATTACAATTAGAAGATCTAGATTCAAAATTCAATCAATCCGGAATTCAACCGAATGATTCAATGAATTCAAGTGGTGCTGAATTAGCCGAAAGAGAAACCCAACAAGAAACAAAAGAAACAGTTCAACCAAAATCTTCTCCTTCTATGGTTGAAATAACTAATGATGAATATCTAGCCTTTAAAGAATATCAAAAACAAAGATATTTACAAGCGAAACAAAGGGTTTTTGAAGGATATCAAAATTTACAACAACCATTAAATAATTTTGATGATGATTTTAATGATGTTTTATTATTTGGTTTAACCGGTATTTTCTTTTTAATTTTTATTGATTATATCTACAAACTTGGTAAAAAATCCTATTAATTAAAATATTAAGTATTATTATATTAATGCTATCATATTATTTATTAGGTGTTTTAAAAATGACCATTTTTGGGTTTTTAAAATCAAATATATTTATCTTCTTTGAAGAAGAATTACATTCTTATTTAAAACAATTTTCATTTTTAGATGAAATTTCTCGTCCAGTTTTTATTGGAGGAATTGCTGCCGCTTTTGCAATCTTAGTTGCCTCTTATTTAAAACATCATTATTTTGCTCACCTAAATATGATAAGACATCCATTTGTTGATTTTATAGGTGTATTAATTGGAACTGTTATTGCGATTATATTCTATAATGTAATTATTAAACATACTCTTAAAAAAAATAAAGATAATAAAGAAATAAATGAATAATGTATTAAAATATTATAAATTTATTAGTTTAAGATAAGTATTTGTATTATGAAACTCATTTCTTTCACCTGTTAAAGTTTTATATAAATTTTTTAAGTGTTTTTTTTGAGATATGTTTCCTTTTTCATAACACTGGTCCATTAAATGATTAACTCCATTTACAATCTGATCATCTAATTCATTTCCATTCCATGTATTCCAATTATCTATATATTTACTTTCTAACGCATCATCCATAATTGATTCACATTGTAATTCATTTGTTGTCTTTTGTATCTCTTCTTTATCTTGCCTAGCTTTATATAAAGCCCATGCTCCTAAACACATACAATGGTATTTTCCTTTTCTTGTATCAGACCATGGACCCTGTCCAGTTGATTTAGAAAAATTATTGGTTTAATCTACATTCACACATATCTGATGGACACCTCCACTTGTTTCATCACAATATCCATTTTTATTCCATGATCCTCGTTGATCATTTTTATTATTTACTCTTCTACAAGGAACAAGAGTTTCCCCATATATATTTTTTAAACGATTATCATTATTATAAATATATAAATATAAAGAATATATTACACATACTCCTAAAATTGTTAATATAAGATATTGATAATTATATTGATTTTTTTTCATATATTATATTGATTTAAAAAAATATTTATAAGTTTCGTCCATATTTCATCCATAAAAATACACTTACAGTAAATCCTAATAAAAATCCAAACACACACTGATCAGGATGATCATTTAAAAATTGTCGAGTAACTAATGGACCTAAAAAAAAGGTTAACAAAGAGTAAAATACCATTGCACCAATTCTCTTATTGTTGCTCAAATGAACCATGTTTTATATTATAGATTATATTTTATTTTTGTATCAATGGTTTTTGATAAATAAAATAACCAATTATAATAAATTGGCAGATTTATCTCGCATTGATTGCATGTCATTTGAATTATAAATTAATCCACCCGATGGTTTGTATTCATCTATTAATTTATATTCACTTGTTTCTTTTTTTTTCCGTTCTTGTTTTAAATGTTGACTTGAAGTTGGTTTATTTACTTCCCATGAAATAAATACCCAATTGGGCTCGATATACATGATCTTAAATCCATTCTTTTTTAATGAATTTATAATATAATTTTTAAGATCATCTATATTGTATAATGGAACTCCAATAATAAATTCAGGTATATGAAAAAAACAATATGTTTTTTCCGATTTAGATGTATTTACAATTCGTTTATGAACTTGTTGTAATATTCCATCAAATTTTTCTAATCGTTTTATATTTTTTTCATGAGATGTTTTATATAAATCATTTATATTTAAAGAACTCATAATTTAAATAATATATAAAAAATATTTTTTATTAACAAAAATGATTATTGATACATTCATATTTTCAGGTGGTGGTGTGAAATGTTTATCATTTTTAGGAGGTTTGTCTTATTTAATGGATAATAAATATATCAATAAAGATTTAAAAGATATAAAAAAAATAATATGTGTGTCTGGTTCTTTAATATTCATCATTCCATTATTAATTGGTTACTCATTAAATGAAACAATTGATTTTTTTTGTAAATATGATTTTAATAATCTTATTACTGAAGAAAATGAATTACTAAACAATTTATTAATTGACTATGGATTGTATAATAATGATCATCTTTGTCATGTAACAGAATTATTATTAGAAAAAAAAAATCTACCAATCACATTAACTCTTAAACAATTATATGAATTAAATAAGATTGAATTATCTATTAAAGTTATTAACCTTACAAAAGGTAAAGATGAATACCTTTCTCATGAAAATTATCCAGATCTACCATTAACAACGGCACTTCAAATGACAACCTGTATTCCTTTATTATTTCGTCCTATTATTTATAAAAATGAATATTATATTGATGGTGGAGTTTATCAAACATTTCCAATTGATAATAAAATAAACCCCAATTATTTTGGAATGGATGTATCCACAAAAAATAATCATAATGAAATTAATTCAATTTTCGATTATATGAAATCAATCGTAAAATTAATGCTTAAACATGAAAAAATTATATCAGAAAGATCTGTTTATATTGAAACAAATATTAATATAATCGATTTTAATATTTCATATGAAGAAAAAAAAAATATTATAAAAACTGGATATGATACATTAAACAAACACTTTAATACGAATATATATACTGATTCATAGTTTCATGATTATGACAACCCAGAATATGAGCACTATTCATTGATTCAATTAAACTATAAATCCCAGCCCATTTACGATCTTTATCCAATAAATAACTATTCCCAGGAAATAAATTTTTCTTAATATAATCCCATTGACTTGCATCTGGTTTATGTAAATCAATTACCTTCGTTGATACCGTATTTGATGATACAAGTTCCTTAAATAATTCTGAAATTAATTCCGTTTTCTTTTCATCCATTACTTGCTTTCTCTTTTCGCGAAACATCTTGCGTTGTTTACGATTAAATTGTTTTTTATCTCCAATCTCATTGTATTTATTTGTTTCTTTTTGAATTAATCTTTCAAAATTTCCATATAACTTATCAATATCTTCCTGTGTTACATTCTTATAATGGAATTTATCATCATTAATTTTTTCCTGAACATATTTCTTGTATTCCTCTAGTTCAAATCCTTCCTGAAATAATTCATATTGAAGATCACGTAACTTTTCAAAAGATGTTTTTGATACTACATTTTCCCTATGATATTTACGATTCTTTTTCCCATCAACAACTTTATTGATACGGGTTCTCCCAGACTGTACTGAATTAGGAGAATATGACATGTTTTAAGTTTATATATATTTTATTTTTTAAGTTGTTTTTTATTATCTTTTTTATTATTTGCTAAAAAAAATACTAATATAAGTTTCAAATTTTTATTATAATTTATAATTTATTAATCATCAATAACTGTGAAATTAAATTTCGGTTTATTTTTAGTTCCATTCCTTGCCACTTCTGCTGCCTTTTTCCCATAAATACCTGGTCCTGCTAATGTTTTTTCCTGAGCCTTTTTAAGATATTCTTTAATTTCTTTTTTCTCAGGTCTTTGTTTATTGGTATAACCTTCTTCATCACACCAACGTTCCCAAGCAAAGAATAATTCATCAAAGGGTGTTACATCATCTGATTCTTCCACACAATCTTCCATCCAATTGGCAATAATATCATTTGTGTGTGGATATCTAGATGATTGTTCTTCATAAAATTTATTTATATTTATTTTAGGGTAATCTTTAACCATTTCTTTATCGCAATCGCTTAGACTAAATGAAATAGGACAAGATTTCCTCAAATAATAATAAAAACATTTAATAGTATTTACCCTTATAACATCATCAATAATTATCTGTAATTTATCACAAAACATCATTTTATTAACCCAACAAACAACATCTGTGAATGAAATTTCATTCCAATTTCCCCCATGATCTTCAATAAACATTGTTTTCCATAATTTAAATTTTTTATTAATGTTTTCCATTCTCCACTTTAAAAAAAAAATAGTAATTAAGTTTCAAATTTTTATTATAATTTATAATTTATTAATCATCAATAACTGTGAAATTAAATTTCGGTTTATTTTTAGTTCCATTTGGACATCCTTCTGCTGCCTTTTTCCCATAAATACCTGGTCCTGCTAATGTTTTTTCCTGAGCCTTTTTAAGATATTCTTTAATTTCTTTTTTCTCAGGTCTTTGTTTGTTGGTATAACCTTCTTCATCACACCAACGTTCCCAAGCAGAGAATAATTCATCAAAGGGTGTTACCTCATTTGATTCTTCCACACAATCTTCCATCCAATTGGCAATAATATCATTCGAACTACGATATTGCCCAGTTGCTTCTTTGACTTCTGGAGGAGGTTGAGTACCACCACCATCTTCGGGTAATTTATTATAATCTCTGTATTTATCTAATAATTGAATCATAAATAATAACTTCCATTGCTCTAATTTCGCTGATAATTGTTCATCTGCAAAATATTGATAGGGATCCGCTTCACATGGACGTGGCTTATCTGTGAAAGTTGAAATATAATTTACAACTTCAATACGTCTCCAAATACCACCATCATTACCTGCTAATTTAGGTAAATCATTACACATAAGAATCATTTTAAATTGAGGTTTAAATTGTGATGTTTCCTTGAATAAACCACGGGTTGTCATTTTATCACCACCTGTCATTTGTTTTAACTTACCTACATAAATCTCATCTGTTTTTTCAGGTTCAGACATAGACACAAACCGAGCATGTTTCACACTTTCTAATTCAGGAGAAGCCGCTGATGATGAACCACGCTTGGTTGTTAAATAAGCAACATCCATTGAACGACTATAATCTCCAAAGGCAAAATCGATTAGTTCAACTAATTTTGATTTCCCATTACCACCCTTTCCTGTCCAAAACCTAAATTTCTCTTCACGAATCTCACCCGATAAACAACCAGATAAGAAACGTAAAATATATTCTTTTACTTTGGGAATAGGAAATACTTTTGTTAAAAAGTCATTTAATCCATGATTTAATTCAGTATATTCATTGATATGTTTACTTTCATGAATAATATCGTCAACCTTCATAGGTAAACGGTCCTTTGTGACTGGAATAATTAATCCACATGATAAACTAATATAATCTTCAGGTAAACCTTCCCGGAATACAGATTTGTCAAGATCATATACACCATTTTCAAAACCGATAATATGTTTTTTATCATTTAAATTTTCTGTAAAATCTTTATCATAAAATAATTCTTTACATTCTTTCATAATATTGTCCTTGTAAGAAGAATCTTTTAGTTTAATAATAACTTTACAAATATTCTTAACACGATTATTTAAGATTTGATATAATTCATCTTCTTCATCTAAAGGACTTAATTGATTTTGATATTTCCCTTGCCAATAGGTATATAAATCAACTATTTCACCAGATAATCGTTTACGTAAAATATGGCCTTGTTCAGTAACTTCCCATTTACCTCCCATAAGTTCATTCCAATAATACCAATTACGATCTTTTAATCCCGCACAACGAAAACAGTTTTTGAAATAATGATAAACAACCTTGGCTACATCCGCATGAGCACCGGTTGTTTTATCACCTTTAATACTTATTTTAATTAATCCTTCTAATGATTCTTTTAAAACACCTTTATAGGCTTCAAAATTGTCTTGTTTTGCCCAATAATAAAGAGTTCCAATTTTATATTCACGATTATTACTTTTATCCATATATTCCCATTGTTTTTTACATTCATCATCATTCATATACATGGGCCATTTTTTACTAAATGAAATCCAATAAGGGAGCATTGTTTTTGAATTAATACTATGTAAACAATAACCAACATCAATCCATGTTTTACAATCACTGGCTCTTTCAACTGATAAACAATCAACTAAATGTTTCGCAATATCTAAATCATATTTTTGAGTTTTTGTTAAAAGAGTTTCCGGGTTATTATAATCAACCATGGTTTCAATACTATCCACCGACATACTATTTTTGAGTGGTTTCTGTTTAAGTTTATTATCAAGGCATTCATTGTAACCAACATTTACTTCTGAGTATTTACTCACACTATTCATTTTTACAATTTCAACTGGATTTTTGATATATAAATGGATCGGTAATTCAGTTAATGTATTGTTTGAATATTTTAGTATGGTTGTTAATTTATATTTAATTTCATTGGGTTTACCAGAACCATAAATAAACCAATTACCACCTTTATAAATTTTCTCATCAATAATTTCTTCAATATCATTGGAAGGTGGTGTGCAATTATTTTTTGTGAATAATTCATTAATATTTAAATTAAGTAATTCTTCACGTAACGTAAGATAAGTTGATTTTTCAGCAACTATATAGGGAAATAAGAAATGTAATCCATCTTTGGATGTATAATTTTTTTGAGGGGCAGGAAGATAATTATTTTTTTCCATAACCCAACATACTTGTTTACTTTCTTCAACAACATATAATTCATTAACTGTTTCAAATATTTTCGTAATCATATCATTTATAAACCCTTTATTATATTGACGTTCTGTAATTTCATTTTTATATTTGAAATCAAGATCAATGACTAATGGGCAAATTGGTTGTAACTTTTCTACTAATGAAAGATCATTTTGATTACGAAATAAAGCTTTCGTAACTAATCCATAAAATTCATCCAGGTTTTCTTTGGGGATTGTATAAGATCCACCATGTTGACCTCCATAAATGGTATGGGTATGTTTTTTATTTTCTGTTTTGGGGAATTTTTGTAGAAAGGTTGCCAATTTTCCATAAATCATATTATCCATAATTGATATTTTTTTCTTAAATTAATTTTCAAATTTAAAAATTAGTTATTTAAAATTATATCTTAAATACTATGATAAAATGAGTGCTTTAAAACGTATTTTAAATAAAGATATCAGAGAGGTATCAGAATCAAATTTAAATTCTCTTGGAATTTATATTGATTTCAATGAAGAAAATTTATATGAAGCAAAAGCATGTATTGTTGGACCTAAAGATTCATTATATGAGGGAGCTTATTTATTTTTTAATATAAAATTTCCTAAGAACTATCCATTTTCACCACCTGATTTAAGTTATGTTTCAAGAAATAAAATAAGAATTCATCCAAATTTATATGTTAGTCATCATCCAAGTGGAAATGGTGGTAAAGTATGTTTATCAATATTAGGAACATGGAGTGGACCTAAATGGACAACTGTGATGGATATTACAACTGTTTTATTATCAATACAATCATTATTAGATAAAAATCCATTACATCATGAACCAGGGAATGAAACTAATTTTACAAAAATTAATGATTATTATAATCAAGTTATTCAATATGATTCAATTCAAACGTTATTATTAAAAAATTTTCAAGATATTCCTTTAGGTTTTGAAGTATTTTTACCGGATATGAAAAAAGAATTTTATAAAAATAAAGAAAGTTTAAAAGAAACAATTGATTATTATAAACAAAAAAAAACTGTAATTATTCATGTTTCATTTTATCGAATATCAACAAAGTTAAACTACAAACAGTTATATAAAGATTTTATTGAATTTTATTCAAAATTTGAATAATAATTATTCTATTTAAAATAATAATAATAATAATAAATATACATTAATCATAATGGAAGTAAATTTCTGTAAAAAATGTGACAATATGTTATTTATTTACTCAAATGAAGAAAATAATTCATTGTATTTAGCTTGTAAAGTATGTGGAAACTATGAATCATATAATGAAAATAAATGTATTTATACAAATACTGTTGATATTGATTTAAGTGAAACACTTAATCAAAATAAATATTTTAAAAATGATGTTACATTACCATGTATTAAAAATAATCCAAATATTAAATGTCCAAATAATGAATGTATATCAATCAAAGAAAATAAACCCTGTGATATTTTATATATTAAATATGATGATGATTCAATGAAATATTTATATATATGTAAATATTGTGATCAGAAATGGAAAAATTAAAATTTGAAAATATTTTATTAGTAATTATTACTAAACACTAATTAATTATGTCTGATGTAGAAAGCTTTTATAGTGATGAAGATGATAAATCAATGATTGGTGGTTCATCTGATGAAAGTGAAGATGAAATTGATAAAATTGATAATAATGTTATTAACACAGATATACTTACTGAAGATTTATCATCTTTTATGATGAATTATGAAACTTTAAAAAAAAAATACAAGTCACAACCTGTTTTAAATAAATTCGAGAAAACAAAAATTATATCAGAAAGATCTCAACAATTAGCAAACGGATCATTTTCATTTTTAAAGAATCCAGAATCATATTCTTCTATTTATGAAATAGCAATTGAAGAATTAAGACAAAAAAAAATACCTTTTATTTTAAAACGACCAATTGCAAATACATTTGAATATTGGAAATTAGAAGATCTTGAAATAATATAAATGTATTTTTAATAAAATTTTATAAAATAAAAATATTATATTATATATATAAAAATGGATGATATTTATATATTATTATTAGTTTTAGTTTTTTTAGTTGTTATTTCTCAATGTACAAATTCAGATGTTGAAAATTTTGATGATATGGACGGTGTAGAACAATTACAAGAAAATAAAGAAGTTGTTCTTGAAGATCATGATCATCCGGATGGACATCATCCAAAGGCACCTGTTAAACATAATGATGAAAAACCAGCACATCGGGGATGGAATGTAATGCCTTTTGTGGAGCATTCTGTTGATTATGCTGATGCGAATAAACCGTATGGACATGTTGTTCCTGTAAGCCTTCAACAAGATTACGCAACATTAAAAAGTTTTGGTAAATTACCCGAAGAATTAAAACAACCTGAAAAAGTTAATGGTTCTGAAATTACAGGTGAACCAAGTGAATCAATGATGCCTGGTTTTGATCCATCATCAAAGGGGGGCTTACTATTAGATATGGATAAAGTAAAAGATGAAAATGGAATGGGTGGTAATGTTGAAGTTTATATGGTATATGCTTCATGGTGTGGGTGGTCTAAGAAAACAATGCCCGTTTATGAACCACTTTTAACCGAAATGAATGTGAAAACAAATTCAGGTAAGAGTATTGTATTTAAGATGGTTGAAGAAAGTGAGCCCGATTTTGAAATGTTTAAAGGCAAAGTTCAGGGATTTCCATCATTCATGTATGTTGAAGATGGAGGTGAACCTCAAGAATTAGAAATTTCAGATAGAACAACTGGAGCAATAATGGATGCTGCCAGAGAACTTTAATATAATTTTTTAACTGATACAGGATTTTTTGCTTTTTTACGTGTATCAAACTCACAATTTTCTTCATTTGAATAATTATTTTCAGAGTATTTCCAATATTGATCCGCACCAATTCTAAAGTATGGATGATCATCCGCTTTATACCAAAATACCTGATCAGTTAATTTATTTGATTTCGCATTATTATGAATAACTAAACATTCATAATTTTCCGTACATTGATCCATTACTTGACAAAATATCTCAAATGATGGAAACATTCCCGCATAATGTTCATATAACCTTTTCCGATTGGAAACATAATTTTCTCTTAAAATGAAAACAAAATCAATATTTGTTCTTAAATTCGGTGGGATCCCTAAAGCAAATTGCATGGTTAATAAAAATAATAATTTATAATGTCTTCCATTCATGAATACATATCTCATTGATTTTTCTTTTGCCCATGAATTATCATATAAACAATCATCTAATATTAAAAATGCTCTAGAATCACATTGTTCCCCTTCATTTTCTTTTTGAATCATAATTTTTTGTCTTTTAAGCATATTTTGAACTATATCAGGTTGAAATTCATCATGAATAAATAATTTAGGAACAATTTGACTGTAAAATTGATTTGCTCCTTCTGTACCAGAAATAACTTGTCCAACAGGTATATCTTTATGGGAGTGTAAAATATCCCGACATAAAAAAGATTTACCAGTATCTCTTTTTCCAATTAAAACAACCACACTATCACTTTTTATTTTTGACATATCAAATTTTTTTAATTGTAATTCTTGTGCCATTTTCTTGAATATAATATATATATAAAATATTTAATTTAAAATATATACACAGACGCAATTTGTAAGTTTATTATTTTAAATTATTGTATAAGAAACTTTAATTATTATATGTTTATTAAAGAATATAAATGGACAAAAAATGATTTTAAAAAATTAAAAAAATCTTGTGGAAAAATTATAGATTTAAATGAAATACAAATCTATCAACCATATTTTTCATTATATTTTCATATTCATAATACAAACTTTTCCCATAAAATTTTTGATATTAAAAGAAGATATTATGTAAAAGAAATTTTATCATCTTATAATGAAAAATTTTATACATCAAATATATTTGTAAAATGTAATGTATATGATTCAATGAAAAATACGTATGAAATAAAAGATTTATTTTGTAAATGTATCCCATTATTAGATCCTATTCATCTATTAATGAATAACTATTCAAATAATATTAATCGTAATACTTTATTACCATCACTATATAATTATAATACATTTCAAAAAATAAATAATATGAATAATACAGCTTATATTGATACATTTTTTTCATTAATCTGTTCAAATTTAACTTTATCTGATATAAATCCTTCATTCCCAATATTTTATGGTTCATTTAATGGTATTAAAAGTGATTTTAAATATGATATTTCAGATGATTATTGTGAATTTAAATATGAAAAATGGTTTTATAAAAATTGTGGAAAAACATATACATTAGATATGTATTTATCTGATTCTGATTCTGATTCTGATTCTGATTCTGATTCTGATTCTGATTCTGATTCTGATTCTGATTCTGATTCTGATAAATACTCAAATTCAACTTATAGTTCTTATTCATCAACTAATAATGGTGATTATATTGTTTCTTTAAAAAATATCCCATGTCAGAACATGCTTATTGAGAAACTCGATGGAACATTGGAAGATTTCTTAGAAAACATCCACGATATACCCTATGATATTATTATTTCATGTTTATTTCAAATATCGTTCGCATTAAGTTATTTACAAAAAAATTATAAATTCACACATAATGATTTACATATAAATAATATTATGTATAAAAAAACAGATAAACTATTTCTTTATTATAAATTTAATAATATTTATTTTAAAGTACCCACATATGGTTACCTATTTCAAATAATAGATTTTGGAAGATCCATTTTCACATTCCATGGTAAAACTTTTTTTAATGACACATTTGAAAAACATGGTGAAGCAGAAGGACAATATACCCCATTATTTAATAATTTATTATTTAATAAAAATTTAAATGATGTTATTTATCCAAATTATAACTTTGATTTATGTCGTTTAGCTATAACTATATTAGATACAATTGAATATAATAAACATGTTGATTATAAAGAATATAACTTTTTTTATAAGTTTTTATATAATCTTACAAAAGATATTAATGGGAATTACTTATATGGAGAAAATGATGATTTCAATATGTATATAAATATTGCTAAATACTCATCGAATGCCTTACCCCTATTTATTATTCAAGATGAATTGTTTAAACAATTCCGTGTTAAAAAGAAATATTTTCCTAAAAAATCATATTATACATTATAATTTAAAATGGTGGACGACTTGAATGTGTAATTGTATTTACATTTGTTATTGACTTTATGTTTTTTTCAGATGAACATAATTTTATTAAAAATGATGTAACAAATATAATTGAAAAAATTAATATTGTTTCATTCTTTATTTCATTTTTTTGTTTATTATCCTGATTATACTTAATAACATAATAAATTGTTGAACATATAAAACTTAATATCAATGAAAAAATTAAATTATTATCTAACATACTTTATTATTATTGATTATATTTATAATTAGTAAAAAAAACTAATTTTCATCTTCATTCGCATCATCAAACAGTGTGTATAACTTATTATTTTTATTTACTTTTATACCTCTTTCTTCTATCATTTTTGATACATCATTGAAAAAATCATCAACAGTTTGGTTATCATCTTCATCATTATTTCTTTCAACTTTAATTACTTCTTTTAATTCTTCCTGTTTAGTTTTTTCTTGTATTTCCATTTTAACTTCAGGTTCCTTTTCCGGCTCAGGCGTAGGATCCGGCTTGGATTCTTGTTTTATTATTTTTATTCCATCATTTTTATTAATTGGTTTTATCTTTTGTATTTCAACTTGTTTTTCATCCGATTCAATTATTTTAGGTTCATCATTTATTACAGGTTCATCATTTATTACATGTTCATCATTTATTACAGGTTTATTATTTATTACAGGTTCATCATTTATTTCTTTTTTAGGAGATAATGGTATTATTTCTTCAATATTACTTATTTTATTGATTGTATCTCCATTATTATTATTATTATTATATTCTTCTCTTTCTGGAAGAGTTTCAATAAATGAATTTAATAATGAATTATCATATTGTTTTGAATTATTTCCATTGTCTTGTTTTGCTATATCAATATTATCATATACTTGTTCAATGTTCATTGTATTTATGCTATTTTCTTCTATATTCGATGTTGATGTTATATCGGGAATATCATTTATTTCAAGATTTTCACATTTATTTTTTATTTCTTCTTCATCAGGAGATTCATAATATAAATTTTCATTTATTTTGTTTTTTTCATCTTCACTAAATATACTTAGATCATTATTATCATTATCATTATCATTATCATTATTATCATTATCATTGTTTACATCATCATTATCATCATTGTTTATATCATCATTATCATCATTATCATCATTGTTTATATCATCATTATCATCATTGTTTATATCATCATTATCATCATTGTTTATATCATCATTATCATCATTGTTTATATGATCATTATCATCATTATCATCATTGTTTATATCATCATTATCATTATCATCATTGTTTATATCATTATCATTATCATCTATTTTATTTGATATTCCAAGATTTCTAATTTCTTTTAGTAACATTTTACGAATATCTAATTTCATATTACGTTTCTTTATTTCTAAATTATTTGAATCATATGAATTGAGATGTTGTTTTAATATTTCTTTTACAGGAAGTAATTTACGAATTGTATTTTCAATGGATTCTTTAATTAGTATTTCAACTGTTCTCATATTTTTTTGATATTCAGAACCAATTACAAAATCATCAAATAAATAGGGATTTTTCCATATTTCTCTTGCTAAATTAATATAACATTTATGAACAAAATTTATTGTTTTGGGTATTGTTAAATCAACATTTTCTTCAATATTTGTTCCAATGGATGTTAAAATTTTCGTATGGCTTATAAATACAGCTGTTATTAAATCATCTAACCAATCACAATCAGACATCTGAATAATACGATCTGTTTCTGTTTCAATAATGACATTACTCCATGAAGGCACTTTTTCTAAAAATGTTCTGAATAATATTAATATACTTCTTGTTCTATCTGTATTGTGTATTGTTTTTGCTTCATCATATATTGATTTCATACCATCAAATAAATGAGGAGACATAATTTCAATTAATTGTTTTGTATATTCTAATTTTGCTTGTGAAAATATAGGGGAATTATTTTCTTCCATTTTTATTCATATATATTTTATTTTTTAAATTTAGACTATTTTAAAAAATCAAAATATATACGATAAATATTATGATTAAATGATGTTTCATAATAAATATCTTTTAATACTGTATCATCTTTAATTAATTCCGGATGTAAGAAATAATTTGGCATTTTCATATTATCAATATATTCAGGAATTGTAAATACTTCCACATGCAATATAAATCCAAATGATTCAAAATATTTATTTAATAATTCAATATCTGGTTTACATAAATTTGTAATGTCAACTTTACCATTGTTACCAAATAAATATTTTGATCCTTCTGTGAAAATCATTAATAATTCCTGAAATATATGTAATCCTATTTTTGTATCTTTATGACATTTTCCTAATTCTAATTTAACAGAATCTTTTTCTTTAGGATTATGTGAAAAAATAAAATTTATAAAATCATTTGAATCTCCTTCTTTATATTCTGTATCTTTATTTTCCATAATTATATAAATTATGGTTAGAAAAAACATTTTACATAAAAACTTATTTACCTCCTGAATGAGTTTTTACATAACCCATGATGGTTCTGATTCAACCGTTTGGGTTCCTATCCAATTATGATGGCTCATTCATCAGTCTGGAACAGAATCTGCCATCGCTGCTTTTTCATGGGTCTGGAACAGAAGCAGCCAACGCTGCTGCTACTTTTTATTGGGCCTTGAACAGAGACTGCCGTTTCTCCTGCTACAGGGCGCCACCGCTCATACCATACATCCTTCTTTTAATCCAGTCGTGGAAACGATTCATTGCTCTTTCAAACATCCCTTTTCCCGGTGGAGTGGGGGCGCAAGTCGGAGGGGTTAACTCTCCAGATGTAGCCGGAATTCTATAATTCTCCAATTCTGTTTTTACCTCATTTATATCACTGACATCTATGCCGCGAATGCTGACGTCTTCAATATATTCTGTGGGATCTTCTACATACGCATTTGCACGCAACATGCTATCATTGATTGCTTTTTTTATCCTATTTGAACTAGTCATTATCAAAAGCTTTTCCGACGCTTCATAGTCTTTTTTTATCATCCATGCCCCATGTAGTTCCTGAAGCTTACGGATTGTGTCCATGATTTCTTTTTCCTCTCCAAACCCATTACGAACCATACTTTCTATGAGAACTTCGGCAACCATCCCCCCCCATTGATTGAATTTTTTTATTTTATCTTT